CTGTATCAAATACAGCGTCATCTCCAGTCTTAACCATAGTGCCTGAACCATTACGTGACATTAGTTATTCTCCTCTTTTTAAATTCTTCTGAGCCGTCTCTAGCCATTATCTAGTTCCTTCTGTTTGGTCGCCAAGTGCTTGTGCGCCCGCTAATTTGAATAATAGCTCTTTCGTCAACTTTTGTTTCGTTGGCTGAATAGCTTGATTTCTAAACCACGCCTGGACGCCTTTTGTATTCATAAGACTCTGGACTAGTTTGGGCGTTGCCATTGTCCCTAAAAGACCGGCGACAACAGTCACCGGATCGCCGCCGCCCAATAGCGCACCACCTCCCATGCCACCGCCGCCTGTAAGTAGATAATTCATCAAATTACGGCGACCAGTGCCGCTATCAGCAGGAATAGCCGAAGAAAGGAAATCGCCCACGTCGGCGCTCGGCCCTAAATCGCCTCTTGATCTACCGTATCCAGCTCGATCTGATTTTTTAACAGCTTGCCTAAGACCGGCGAAGGGGATATCTGCGCGTGATCTTGATGCGCCGGTTCCTGCGCCAGCCGCTTCATCTATAATTAATAAATTCCGGTATCTATTGCGAACATCGGCCCAGGCGTCCTTTAGTTCCGGTGACGCTTTTTCAAGCTCATCATCTAACCGTCGGGCTAATTTTAAAAGCCCTTCTTTAAGGTCTGCGTCTTTAGTAGTTTGCCGAGCGTGCGCGCGTATTTTACTAGCAAGGCGCTGGTACTCTTGCCCAGACAACGCAGGGTTCCCGGCTAACTTTCTATGTAGTTGAACCAAATCTTCGGCGTATGAATTCAAAATCTTCGCAGGCCCGTCGTCGACATAGCGAGAAAGGTCTTTCACTAGCCCAGTAATGTCGTCTTGAAGTTGCGGCGTTAGATCAATGCGCGTGTTCATTGCTAATTCGTCGAACTCTTTTCCTATATCACTAAACGCCTTTTTTAATACCTCCGGCGAAGCTGTATCGGCGTCGATACCTGCCTTAGATAATACATGGCGATTAAATGCGGACGTTTGTTGGTCATATTTACCGATCTGCTTCGCCGAGGTAAATGGCATTTGTGTAAATGAACTCTCCGCCGTTCTCAGTGATGGGCTACCTGTGAATTGGCCTGGAGTTAAGTCTATTCCCATGCGTTGCGCGGCCCTTGCTAATTTTTGCTCATTCTGGTTAAGCTGGCTTGCAAACGGAGTGATAACTTTCCCTGCGGCCTTACGAGCTAAAAGCGGCAAAGTCGGCGTCAATAAAGACGCGGCTAAACCGGCGGCTTGGCTGTCTGTTGCCTCTGAAACGCCGCCACCAGTAGCGCCAGCGGATAATTGAGCTACGGGCTGCGCCTTTAAAGTTTTTCCGACGTTTGAAAGTGTCGAACCCGCTTTCGCATACTTTGCCGCCGCCCCTCCTGGAACCATAAGAGTTAAGGCGTCAGCCGTGCCGCGACCAGCACCGTAAGCACCACGCTCAAGTGTGGATTGAGGGGTGTCTGGGCCAAAATCAGTAACAGCGTTAATGGGAGCAGAAACGAAACGACCAATATCACGCGCACCTTCTTTCAAATACTTTTGCGCCGTTCCATACGGCTTGTCAGTTACGCCTAAAGCGCGACCGGCGGCATAGACCGCCTCACCTGGAAGCCCTGCGTACTCCATAGCCGTATCGACAAAGCCGCGTGACGCGAATTCTGCGGCCCGCGCAGCTTTCTTAACTCCCCCGGTTTCGTCTTGCCGTTGCGACGCGATTACGCTCTTAACTGTCCTTTGGATAACATCAGGCTTAGTGCCGTCTGGAAATTCAAGAGTAGTACCGTCGGCTAGTTGGGCTTCGATTGTCATTTTATGGGGTTCCCGTTCGCGTCAAACTTTAGAACCGAACTAGGCGCAGCACCGGAACCCGCTACTGGGACAGGTGGAATATCAGAACCGTAAGCCTTTTTGCCTGAATATCCTGCCGAATATCTTTTAGGGTGGTTCTTTTCAAAAATATCAATTTTACGCATCTCTCTTTTTCTTCGTAAAAGAACTAAATCTTTCGCACGTTTCCATAGAGCGTCGCGTTCAGGACGAGGCAACTCGGCGGAACCCTGAATATCCAATAAGATTTTACGCTCACCCTCTGTTGGCATCCCGCCGAAAGTAGCCTTCAACGATCCTAATGCCTTCTCCGTTATAGCCTTAGACATTAATCCCGTATTGATAGACGCCGAGTATGTTTGTGGTGCCCATCCTTTAGGCATAAAGTTCTTTACAAGATAGGCTCTTTCCTCCGCTGCCATTCCGTCGAATGATTGCCCGCTTAGTCCTATAGCATAATCAATGGACGCTATGCTTTCGTCAGAGGCGTCGATCATATCAACGCTTTCGTGATATTTCTTATATTGCAGAGGTTCCGGTTTAAGCGCCCGCAACTTTCTATCATACGCGGAAACCTTCCTATCGTAAGCCTGTTCCGCAGCAATCGCCGCCCGACTATTCGGAATAATATCATCAGGTAAAACAAACGGGCCTGGGTCTTTCGGTTCCTTAAATTCCCCCGGTGTTTGAGTTGGCTGAGGCTGCGATTGAGGCACTACCTGGGCTTGTTGCTGCGGCGAAGGTGCCGCGCTAGGCTGACTAGACGAAAAGAAGTTAGGCTTCATGCCTCCTTTTGCCATATCAAACTGTGCGCTCCAATTAGAAAACGATAGGTCGGTATTACCCGCCTGGAATTCTCTCAAATATTGGCTATATTTTGCCGACGGCTTAGATGGCGGGAAGGCTTTATTCTGTTGCTTGAATAAATAATCTTCCTTATCGGCCTGTCTATTTTTTACATACAACGCCGCTTTAATCCTCGCATCCCGATCCGCACCAGCCTGCTGCATACCCATTTGCGCGCCCATACGAGAGGCATAAGGGTTATCGCCTCCCATAGCGACTAATCTATTCATAAGGCTTCTATGGGGGTCGTAGCCTGCCTGGGCTTCGACAGCGGGGTAAGTTTCTATTGTTTTGCCTAAATCTGTGCGACCTCCTAGCTGGCTAGGGTCGATTTGTATTCTTTTTTCATCGGCTTTAAGACCAGTGCCAGAAACATTAGATAACTTCTTAGCCAACTCCGGGTATTCATCTGGGTCAGCCATTATGCTTTCGTTATCAATCGAACCAATCAACTCGGCAGCTTTGCCAGCTACCGGAGCAGAGTATTTCTTCGCCATCTCCTCTGCGACCACCTGATTAACCGCGCCACGCTGCCGCTTATCCTGGCCCATGTAGTAGCCCGCCATGCCCTGATTAAGAACAGACGCAAGCCCGCCTAAAGTCGAACTATTGTTCGCATTGTTCGCTTGCTGAATTAAACTATCAATCAACCGCCGCGTCTGCGGGTCTTGATATTCGTTTATGCCGCCTCTAGCCATTTTCTATTTTCCCCAATTGTAGCCGACTGCGTTAGTGCCTGCCCCAAGTAAGCTGTAAAGCCCTTGCGTATTAGCACGGTTGCCAGCTAACTGCTGATTGTAAGCGTTCATCGCGCTAGAGTTCTGAGCCGAAGCGTTAGCCGCCTCAAGTCCTGCATAATTCGGCGCTGCAATATTACCCTGCGGAGTTCCGACAAAGGTCGGCTTAACAGGCTGAGAACCGCTCATAAATGTTGACATTTCACTCATTGGCATATTACGCTGATTTAACGCTTCGTTAATAGCTTGATTTCGAGCATTAACGTCTAAGCCATAACGCTGTTGCATTTCGTTACCGGCGGCAGCGTCAGCCCCAAGGTAAAAGTCATTATTAGCGCGGTTGATATTAGCCAGCGCGTCGTCGTAAGCCGCCGAGCCTTCCATAATCCCAGATGTCGCCATATTAGTTTCAAACGCCGACCGAGCCTGATCCTATCTGAGGCTGGTTACGAGCAATAATATTAGCGCGAGCCGTCGCGCGACTATTTTCATCGAGCGTTGGCGCATCACCGAATTGGCTGTAATCAAAAGCCGTCCCATATATATCTTGGACGTCAGCCAGTTGTCTTTCACCAAAATCAGCATAGCCTTGCTTCATACGGTTTTGGCTATCGAATAATATTTGCTGTTCTGGTGAATAAGTTTGAGTAACACCAAACTGCTCAACGCCGTCAAGCGTTTCGCCGGTCGGCGCAAATACGCTAGAACCTTCTGGCGTGTATTGATTGATCATATATTCAGAGCGCGGGTTTTCTCCGCAGCGTCTTGGTTCCATTCCGCTTGCGCTCCGGCAGTCTGGCCTGAATTAATTACAATAGGTGCGGGTGGTGCTGGATCATCTTCGCAAGTGCAGCCCATTTTATTTCTCCTCTACTTTGTAAACGAAGGAGCTACCCATTAGCTCACCATCGCGTGCAAAAAACTTGTTCTTTCTTTCGGCGTTATCCGTCGAATGAACAGCTAAAACTAAATCTTTCCCTATGTGTTTCGCAAAAGCCTGTAATGATTTTTTCATTATCGATGCGGCTCTACTTGCGCGGAAATCTGGCAAAACATAAAACCAGCTATCTCCCCAGAATACTTCATCTGTGAACCAAGGTGACTGTGGGCTTATCGCCGCGCTTCCGACTATTATATCATCTTTCTCAACCACAATACACCCGTTAATTCCAATAATGCGCCTAATCTCATCAACCGTTCCGGCAACGGAAACTTCTCGCGTTGTATTTTCCTTCGCCATATCCATCAATAGCCAGAAAATAGCGTTGACGTCACTTAGATTGGCAGACCGAACTTCCATCTATAACTGCCCGCCCTTCTGATACGTGAAGTTTGTCGCAATCCATGACGGCCTAGCCGTTGATGTGTTTATTCGGATTCGTAGAGAAGCAGATCGCCCTTTGCCTCGAACGCCACGCCACCCCCTGTAAACTTGACCTGCCGTCCCCCAGATACCGACTCCCCAATTTGAAACACCCCATATACCTGATCTAGTTGGAGAAGCCGCGGCAACACCTGTCGGCGTTTTAACTTGAAAATCCAAGTTAAGATCAATTGCAGCATTGGGGTTGCCGTCGCTCTCAAAAATAGGCTCAACAAGTTTGAATACTTTATTAGATTGGCTTGATTTAAAATACGAGAACGCTTGGAGTGCATCAGCCTCGATTGCCACACCTAAATCGCTAGTTCCATCGTCAAACTTTGAAACAGTTCCGTCAGCCTTGCCGAAATAAAGGTTGTCGTTGAGCATTCCCCAACAAACGGCGTCGAGGCCAGTAAATTTGCAAGGCGCTCCGGTGATCGTATTGAATACATATTGGTGCGAAGTCGTTTCTGATTGCATGATGTTAAACACCAACATTATGCCCTTCGGGTATAGAATAGGTTGCCACCCGAAAATGTCACCGTAAGACCGAACCGCCGTATTAACCGCTGAGGCTATCTGGTCAGAGAGGGCCACTAGGCGGCTCTGCGATCTATCCATACTAAGTATACCCGAAAGCGGCACGAAGCCATCCTGGGTCATTAAAATGATGTCTGATCCTGCTTTAACGATACATCTGCGACCGATTGGCTTTCCTATAGCAAAAACACCTATCAGCGACCACTTAGTGGCTGAAGAAGGGTTTGTTCCTGCGTAAACTATTGCCTCGCCCTCGCTCGTCAAAAATACGGCGACGTCATCTTGGCCGCTGCCGGAATCACGTGTCCAAGTACCCATCGCCATGATATACCCGCCCTTAGTAGCAACGCCACCAAGAGGGAATTTAGTCATTGAACCAGATACATCATTAACACCTAAATACCAGGCATCTAAACTATCTTTTTCGCCTGCCCATAACCTGTTTTGGTGGAGGTTGCCCCATATAAGGTTAGCCGCCGTAAGTCCAGATCCGGTAAGCGCGGTCGTCGCCCAAGTCGAGCCATTGTATAAGAGAGATGCGTCATCCCCGTTGAAGCACCTGACGAATTGCCCGCCTGTTGTTCCGATATTGACGAACTGCCACTTGTCGTTTGTTTTGCCTGTAACGACTGGTGCCCCGACTGCTCCAGAACTCGACACGTCATATAAATTCCCCCCGTTAGCGGCGAACAAAGCGCCGACACCCGTTAATGGAATATACTCGATCAGAGATTGCACCGCGCCAGTCATACCTGTTGCATGGCTAGAGCTACCACGGCGAACTGTAACCTTGTCGGTTTCCGCAAACCAATTTTCTAGGATGATGGCCCTATTTTCAGGTGTGTCTGCTATTGACTCTCTTGTGTCCCATCCGCCTGTTGGCGGTGGTAAAGCTGCGGAAGTTGAAGCCACTTAGAAATCACCCCCATAAGATGCGCGTGATGCTTTAGGGTCGCCGGTAAAGTGTCTAGTATTTTGCGCGAATATATCTGCGCTAACTAATACGTCTGCGCTCATCTCATCTGATTTAACTAATAGATCAAAATGGTCTTTGTATTGACGTGCCGCGTTGTTACTCGGCTGGCCTTCACTGTCGAGCCATTCGAAAATGGCTCCGTAGACGATTAATTCTTCGTCGATCAATGCAACGTCTGTATCAATGGTGAACGCGGCCTTCTCGCCAGATCCTGACGCTATATCGCACCAATTAATAGAAACATACTCATAAGCGCAAGTAACACCGCTGTCAATAATAGGGGAAGTAATAATATCACCGCCTCTATATCTGTATTTTTTATTTTGAGAGGAATAGGTTTGCACTTTCAAGCCCTGCCATTCGACAGCGCTGATTGGCCCGGAGATAAGATTGTTTGAACCGCGATCCCAGAAAGTTTCAGGGATAATCCGATCAAAGTCAGAAGGCAGCGCGGCGGAAGCAATAAGCGTTTCAACGCCGGGAGCTGTAACAGTTCCCTCTTTCGTTAGAATATTCCAGGCATAGGCTTTTTGTAGGCGCTTACCGACTTTGTTGATAAGACGCAGGATATTCTGAGCCGCCGGGTCTGTGTTAGACGCAATTGTGTCTGGACGTGGGCCTTTCGTCTCGTCGGCAACTGAATTGGCAATGGATAAAAGCGTCATTAATCAACCTCTTGGAAAATAGTTCTTTCATTGTCAGAATAATTCTTCAAACCCG